GCCAAATGGCGATATTAAACATTATTTGAACACTATAAGGAATAGATGATGCGTTTCCACATTTTAGGTTTACCTCACACAGTAACATCCAAAGAATTCGTAGCTTGCGCCTACACCCAAAAAGTTTGGAAATTTGGGAAAATGATGACCGAACGTGGTCATGAGGTTATCCATTATGGTCATGAAGACTCAGACGTCATCTGTACAGAACATGTCCCTGTTTTAACCAACGAAGACTTTAAGATCGCCTACGGTGATTATGATTGGCGTAAGAACTTCTTTAAGTTTGATACAGGTGACCATGCATACCAAACATTCTATAAGAACGCCATCGAAGAAGTAGGTAAACGTAAACAAAAGAACGACTTCATCCTACCATTCTGGGGATCAGGTACACGTCCAATATGTGATGCACATCCTGACCTAATCACAGTTGAACCAGGTATCGGCTATGCTGGTGGACACTGGGCAAGGTTTAAGATCTTTGAATCATACGCTATCCTACATGCATACTATGGTCTTGATGCTGTTGGCATGTGTAAGAATAACTTCTATGATGTTGTTATCCCTAACTACTTTGACGTAGATGACTTTACGTTTAAACCTGAAGAGAAGGAAGACTACTGCCTATTCTTAGGTCGTGTATACGAAGGTAAGGGCATCCACGTTGCTATCCAAGCTACTGAACGCGCAGGCATGAAACTTAAGGTTGCTGGTCAGAATAACCTTGAAGCATGTGGTTATAAAGAAACACCTAAGCATGTAGAGTTCATTGGTTATGCAGACGTAGAGAAACGTAGAGAACTAATGGCGAAAGCTAAGGTATCGTTCGTTGCTTCTATGTACGTAGAACCATTTGGTGGAGTACAGATCGAGAACTTATTCTCTGGTACACCTACTATTACTACTGATTGGGGTTCATTCACAGAGAACAATATTCATGGAGTTACAGGTTATAGATGCCGTACTATGGAAGAGTTTGTATGGGCGCTTAAGAACATCGATCGTATCAACCCACAAGACTGTAGAGATTGGGCATTAAGAAACTTCTCACTTGAGAAGGTAGCTGGTATGTATGAGGAGTACTTCCAAGCTGTACTTAATATCCATACAGGTGCTGGTTGGTATGAAGAGAATCCTGGACGAAACAACATGGACTATGCAGTTAAGCATTATCCTGGCCGTGCAGATCCTATCGACTATAACTACATCGAAGCTGAGGAACGTCCTTGTGCTACTCGTATTGCAGAATGGATCAAGAAGACCATGAACCCTAAGAACATCTTAGATATTGGCTGTGGTCCTGGCATGTATGTTGAGGAACTAATCGATGCAGGTATCGACTCATTTGGTATCGACATCGATGATCGAGTAGAGGGTAAACCATACCTTGCTAAGGAAAGCATATTTGATACTAAACGAACAGCTGACATGATTATCTGCTTTGAAGTACTAGAGCATATCGATCCTATGTATGCAGACCAAGAAGTAGATGCATTGATTAATGCTGTCGAACCTGGTGGTACATTGATCCTAACTGCAGCACAACCTGGACAAGGTGGAGTTGGTCATATTAATTGCCGTAAGAGACAGTATTGGCTTGACAAGCTTATAGCTAAGGGTATGATCTATCAGCCTGAACTAACGGCAGATCTTATTGCTTTTGAGAAGCAGGGCATCCACATGGGTTGGTTTGTTAACAACGTAATGATCCTGAAGAAGACATAAATAGTATAAATAATAGAATAAACACAGGACATTCTCATGGCACTAGCTTCCAGACAAGATTTAACTGAATATGCATTAAGAGCTCTGGGTGAACCAGTCGTTGAGGTAAACGTAGATGATTCTCAGCTTGAGGATCGTATTGATGAAGCTTTAGATTATTGGCATCAGTACCACTTTGATGGTGCTGAGCGCTTTTACCTTAAACAAAAGATCACTGCATCACGTATTACCCTATCTAGTGGTAATGTAGCTGACTTCGCTGTCGGATCTACTATTACTGGCCAGACTTCTGGAGCTACAGCAAAGGTATGTAAAGAGTACGGTGCAACAGATACTGCAACAGCTATCATCTGTAAAGATATGTCTATCCTAAACGATACGACAAAAGCTGACCATGTCCATGCTGCAGCATTAACACCTAAGTTTGTGCACGGTGAAACTATCAGCGATGGTTTAGGTCATACAGGTGTGGTTAACGTAGCAACATTAGGTACATATGACAAACGCTACCTAGACTGTCCAGACTACATCTATGGTGTAACAAGAGTTATACCGTTCTCATATACCTCAAGCTCAAAGAACCTCTTTGACTTACAATACCAACTAAGACTTAATGACTTATATGACTTGACTTCAACGTCGATCATCTACTATAAGACAGTTATGTCACACATCTCAATGCTTAACCTTGAGTTAAATGGTTATCCACTATACAGGTTTAACCGTATGATGGGTCGTCTAACACTTGATGTTAACTGGGACTCTGCATTTGCATTAGGTGACTTTGTACTAGTAGAGTGTTATAGAGCATTAGATCCAGCAACGTTCACAAAGATCTGGAACGAGCAATGGTTAAAGAGATACGTAACAGCACTATTCAAACGCCAATGGGCGGTCAACATCAAGAAGTTCTCAGGTATCCAATTACCTGGCGGTGTAACACTTGATGGTGATAAACTTTATGCAGAAGCTACAGAAGAAATAAAAGAACTACACGATGAGATGATTAATAAGTCAGCTCCTCTCGAATTCTTCCTAGGATAACATGGCACGCTCAGTATACTTTACGCAAGGTACTCAATCTGAACAGTACCTATACGAAGACATCATAGTTGAGTCTATCTCGATCTATGGTCAAAACTTCTATTACATCCCACGAGTATTAGTAGGTAAGGATGAGATCCTTGGTGAAGACAGACTAAGTCAGTTTAAAGAAGCATACGGTATCGAGATGTACCTTGAAAGTCACGATGGATTTGAAGGCCAAGGTGCATTCATTCAAAAGTTTGGTTTGATGATGGAACAATCTGCGACGCTAACAGTAGCTCGTAGAAAATGGGAACAACTTGTTGGTCAACACGGTAAATCATTGTTACCTAATAGACCTGCTGAGGGTGATCTACTTTACTTCCCACTAACCGGTGGTTTGTTTGAGATCAAGTTCGTTAAGCATCAAGACCCGTTCTATCAAGTAGGTAAACTATTTGTTTATAAATTACAAGTTGAACTCTTCCAATATAGTTCAGAGAAGATCGATACTGGTATCAAAGAGATCGATGTGTTCGAGACTCTTAAATCATTTGATGAAGAGATCGTTCCAAACGGTACAGTTACAGGATTCAAGATCACACGTAAGGGTGCAGCTTATACAGCAGCACCAACAGTTACAATTGGTGATGATTGGGTTGCAGAGACTGCTCTTAATGTAAGAGATGAAGTGTGCTATGATGGTCGTAGATATATAGTATCAGTAGCTGGTACAACAGGAACTAACCCACCAATCCATACATCATCTGTAGCAGAGAACGGCACAACAACATTACAATTCTTTGGTTATCAAGCACAAGCTACAGCATACCTCGGTACAGGACCATCTGCTGCAGAGGTCGTTAAGATCCTTGTAGATAATCCTGGTTCTGGTTATACAAAAGCTCCACCAGTATACTTAACAGGTGGTAGTGGATCTGGAGCAGCGGCAACAGCATTGATAGGTAACCTTGATAAACAAGATTCATATGGTGATAATAATAAATTTAAACAAGAAGCAGAAGGGGTTGTGTTTAATGAGAGCAACCCGTTTGGTGAGTTATCAACATACTATGTACCACAAGAAAACCATGTCTATGCTGACTCATCAAGCGTCAACACAGACTCAACTACAATAACTACGGACTTACAATAATGGCAAAGCAAACAATCAATCTAGGTACTGGACCAAATACAAAGACAGGTGACCCGTTAAGAACGGCGTTTACCAAGATCAATGAAAACTTTACTGAGCTTTATGATGGAGCAGGTGCAAATTCAAGTAATACTGCTGATTTTCTAACGTTAACAAATACTCCATACTACGCGTCAGTGTTAAAGACGCCATTTACATTTAATCGTCCAAACGGTCAACCAAATACAGTAGACCAAATTGATGATGGCTTAACAATTAAGCGCGCAAATAATCAAGGGATATTCAACTCAGCATTAGAATCTAATTGGAATTCAAACCAAAGTCCGTTAAACACTGAATGGAATGCTGATGGTTGGGCAAATCTAGAAACAGAAGACGTAACACAAAGAACATTCACAACTTTCTATCAAGCATCAAATCAAGGTATTGGTTCAAACGTAGTTGACTATGAATACGTAATGCATGATACTACAAACGACAAATACTATAAAGTTGATTTCAAATCATGGCAACCGGGTGGCGGGGGTGGTCAAAACCATGGAGTTGATTCAACTGGTGGTTTCAGTTACACAAGAACAGAGATCGATACAACGATCGTTAAGTACTTTAATAGAGCATACGATAATGACATCACAGATGATATAGATACAGGTCTATCTATTGGTAGAGACTCAAATGGTGGTATCTATAATAGAGGTGTTGACGAAACCTGGGACGCTGACGTTACCCCTACAGGAACACTATGGAACTCAGATGGTTGGAACGACTTAAGTAACTTATCTGGAAAAACATGGAAACCCTTCTATGCTGCGGTTCATGGTCTATTAGGTGAACATGTCATTGGTTTAGAACTATTAATGCACGATACTGTTAATAACAAATATTATA